TAATAATTGATTGAGCCATTTGATGACTTTGAATACTATATGGATTAGAGCCTGGTTCTCCTGTAGTACCAGATTTTACATAGTTTTCAAGCCACTTGTGCATTCTTGTACCACGTCCGGCCGCCTCAGTAGTAATAGCCTGTGCTTGTTTTTCACCTACACGCTTTCTCCACTCATATAATGCTTTTTTCTTTTCTTCGGGTTTGGTGGCATCAAGTATTGTTGTTACACTAGGGAGTTTTTCTCCATCAGGTGTAGCATATCTTCTTTCTCCGTTTAGGGTTTCTCGGTGCAAACCCACGTAATTAAATTTATCGGGAATATACAAATTAAATCCAATCTAAGTGAACTGTTTCTGTAGGATCAGTTTTTTGATAGTAATTTACTAATGGCAAGTAATCTTTTTTAACTGCTGATATATTTGAATAGCGTGATTTTATTTCATTTATAACATATTGTGCTATAGCAACATTACCTTCCGGGCCCTCATGACCGCAATGTGTTTTAGGATATGGACCGGCTATTTCATAAAAATTTCTAATTAAATTAGTATTGGTTTGTAGATAATCAGTTGTAGCTAAAAATCTTTCCCTAACACTAGCAACTTTTGATTCAGTATCAACATCTAATGCACTATTGTTATATTCTTGTTCGGCGAAAAATGTACTAAAATAATTAACACCTAAGTTTTTAAATAAAGAATCTAAGCTCAATCTGTAGAGCATTAATCTACGGAAAAAATCTTCTTCACTCCAAGTGTCTAAAATTGCACGTTCTAGATTATTATTAGGTTCATTATTAGGAAATGCAATATTAAAATACCCATGTAATTTATTTCGTGTGTACAAATGTTTACACCAAGCCTCACGACGCCATGTTTGTGTCCAAGCTATAATGTAAAATGGATTATTTTTATTGACACTATCTTCAAATGCATACTCATATGTTCGTCTATGAATAGCATCGTTTCCAATGCCCGGTCTTGCTAAATTGACTACAGGCACTCCTAATTCTTTTGCAACTAGTGCGGGCCAACCTTCTAGTTTTGGATTTTTCAAACCTTGACAGTAAGTCCAACTACATCCTGCAACTACTAAATGTGATATTTCCATTATACCCTAAAACTTTCTCCACAACCGCATCTGTCTTTTTCGTTAGGATTTAAAAATTCAAATCCTTCATTTAAGCCATTCTTTACATAATCAATGGTTAAACCTTGAAGATAAGGACAACTCTTGGGGTCTATGTATATAGCACACCCTTCACAATCCAATTTAAAATCCATTTCTTGCGGTGTATCGACAAACTCTAGGACATAAGCAAGACCAGAACATCCTGTAGTTTTTACACCAACACGGATACCTAATCCTTTTCCTCTACGTTGTATTTGTTGATTAATTTTTTTGACTGCCGCTTCCGTAGCTGTTATCATTGTGGTTGTTGGCTAGCGGCTTGCTGAGCCATTCCTGCAACAATTTTCTTACTTTCTTCATCAGGTGGAGGTTCAGGTGTTCCGAACCCCTTAAAAACGATTTTATCACCCTGAATATTTGTAATAAGATTTTTTAATGGTAATACTTTAATCATGTCGTATAAGTCAGTCTTATCAACAAGTATATCATACTTTTTAAGGTATTGCAAAAAATCGGGCACTGACATATTAGGGTCTGCACTACCCTTCTGCAAATCTGACTTTAACTGATCCGAGACTGCTACGAGTTTAGTAACCATAGGATCAGGCCCCGCAAACTCATATAAACGCATGATTATCTCTTTGCTCTACCGGCTCCGCCTACTGGTTCTACTTCAGGTTCTTCAGCTGGTACTTCAGGAGCAACAACATCTGCACCTGCTTCAGCATCCATGCCAGCATCCATTCCCGCCATTTCATCTCCCATGCCAGCATCCAAACCTGCATCCATAGCAGGCTCTGCAAAACTGCCGCCTTGTCCGGTGATAGCATCTCTTGCGGATTTTAGTGCAGCAAACGCTGCCTTCATAGCACCACTTAACGTATCTAGTTGAGATGACACTTGATCATTGTATGCCTGTGCCTCATTAACACCGATTTCTGATTCAATGCTATCAACTAATGCAGGTAATTCTTTAACTTGCATTTGTCCAATATCTTCAAGCATTTTTTGAATGCTATCTACCATATCTTGTGCTGCTAGAACAACTTGTGATTTTTCAACTTCTTCGTTTTCAACAACGATACGAGGTTGAGGTTTTAACGCTAACTCATTATAATGAGTAACTAATGCTTGTTCCATAAAAACAAGTTTCATATAAGATGGACTGGTTTGATTTTTATGAAAATCATTAGATTCTCTTGCTTCATTAGCTAAAGTACGAACCTTTTGTAACATCTTTTTTGTTTCCATTTTTCCTAAATTAGAAACGTCAAAAGACATTTTATAAGTTTCTTCCAATGCTCTAGGAGCATATTGCTTTTTATCAAAATCGGTCAGTTTCATAGTTTTTATTCCAAACGTTATATCTTATTTATCTTTTTACAGTAAAGTTTTGAGTTTGTAGAATTTTGGATTCTGTAATATATCTCGACAATTCCAGTAAATAGGACTTTCTTTTGTTTTCATCCTCGCTTAATTTAGCAAGGTAAATGAATTTGGATTCTAAATCTTTAGCCTTTTTCACTAGTTTTTTATGCAATTCTATATTTAACTCTGCACCTGAAACCATTTTATCAAGATATTCAATCCTTTTTGTTTTTACAATCTTGTTTCTCAAATCAAAAATACACCAAGTTACAGCACTTTTTAAAGATGAAAAATGCACTATTTCAGAACCATACTTCAAGGTGATATCATAACCATTATTCGCTTTTGATATTACGTATCTATTAAAAAATTCATAATCTCCATCTTCATTTTGAAATATGGCAACATCTCCTAATTTGGATACAAATTCTTTGTTTAAAAATTGTGTTACTTTTTCGATTTCTTTGTTATTCATGGTTTGTAGTAAAATAAATATTCCGCAGTTCAACAGACGTATCTAAAAAAGCAGGCACTTTGTGCCACTCTGTTCCGCAAATAATCATTGGCACCCCGTCGCAATCATTATATAGTGATCCTAATTCGTTTCTTCCATCATCAAACACGCTTAAATGTTGTATGTCAAAATCAAATGTCCAACAAGGATATGTTTCATTTTCTTGTTGCGTAAATAAAAAACCAAACTTGTCAAAATCGTCAAATTTTATTTCAATTTTACTAGGTTGCTTAACAACTTCAGGTTGTGAGCGTAAATTAATTATTTGTAGTATTGTATCAAAATTAGCTTGAGTGTTTCTTCTGTGAGTCCAAATTTTATAATCCTCGTCTATACTAGGTCGGGGACGATTTAACACACCTGTCTGTGTGATATCAAATAAAGTATAGCATGTGATTCTAAAGCTCATGCAAGTATTTATAGGCATGAAAAAACCCGAGAATAAATCTCGGGTTTAGTTAAAGTCAAACTAAAGATTAGTTTGTAAATGTAGCTGTACCTGTTACAGTTGAAGAACCACCTGTAGCTGCATCAACGGCTGTTGTTAATGTAGCTGTTGTCCAACCGCCAACTGGATATACTGCTAATGCTAGAGTATCTGTACCAGTGTTGGTGAATTCATAAATGTGAATTGTTGCCAACTGCTCAACAGTTGTAATAACTGTGTTAGCGATAGTTGTGTTAGCAGCAACGTCAGCTAGTGTGATTGTGAAGAACTCTAGCTTAGGACCTTGTGGCTGAACTGTATTTGCAGAAGAAACTGCATTTACACCGCTGTTTGTGTATGCGAAACTATCATAGTTGATTAATGGTAGAAAGTCACCGTTAACTCTTGTAAATTGTGCCATTTTTATATTCCTTTAAAAGTTTGAAGCCTACTGCCTCATACTTTTATTTATGCCTGGAACAAAAAAATCTCGGTTTTGGTTACTGTCTACCAGCTAAATTTTGACGGCTAAAGCCCATACGGTCTACAAACTTTAATCCGTGACTTACGAATCCTTCCTGTGTTTGTGTTCCGTCTTGTAAATAACCTTTCACAGGGCTTGCTTCCGCTGCCTTATTTAATTGGTCAACGATTGACATCTTTAATGCATATATAGCTGCCCAAATCTCAAAAGCTCCCTTTAAGCCTTCTTGATTTTGCTCAAAATGTGCTGCTATTTTACTACGCATAGAATCTGTCATGGGTCTACTAGTGACATATTCCATAAAGCCAGGTAACAAATCATTTAGGTCACCTTGTACAATTCGCTTGTTTATAAAAGTTGTAAATAATTGATTAAAAGTGTTACGGGCTTGCGGGGCTGTATCCATCATTTGATCAACTGCAGGACCATACTGTTTTATTTTTGCATTAGCATTCTTAACTAACGCATTATCTATTTTTAATTTAGGAGTAATAGGCATCTTAGCAGGAACTATTGCTACATCACTATTATTTTTTAGATTACCTATTGTACCATCTAAAGGCATAGCCTCATCAGTTGAAGCAGCATTTGGATTTATATATTGGTGTACAACTATGCCTGCTGTTTTGTCTGTAAGCTCTTTTCCTACTTCACTATCAGCATCTACAGTATAGGTTATACCATTTGGATTTGCTTTGAACTTATACAATCCATCTGGACCTGCTTTTAATGGTTGACTAAACAATAAATCGCCCCAGTAATAACCTTTACTACGGTCTGCTTTTTCTAACCCAGGCCAAATGTTTGCAATGAGTTGATGTAATTGAGACCTGTCTACACCACGATCCATATCGTATTTTACAAATTGTTCGGGACTATAAATTTGTCGCCCAGTACCGTCTTTTTTATTGAACATATGTTTGTCCATTATACTAAAACGGTTTTGACTATCACGACCAAAAATCAATGCAGGATATCCGTCCCATTTAATGGTAACTTTGCCTGGATTTTTAACTGTATCGATAGCAGCCTGAACTGCTCTACTGGCACCTTGACTGCCACCTAAAAATATCAAATCTTCAGGATGGTCTAAATGGCCTTTATCTTCTGCTAATTCAAACTTAGGTTTTTCAAGGCTTGTAATGGAATCTCTAAGTTTAGCTAAAGACTCTGATAAATTCATTTTTTACGTCTTTTTGATTCGGAAACTGGAGCTGCAGGTGCAGCTGGTTTGCTTCCACCACCAGGTAATCCTTGTAACGATTGTCCCGATCCGATTTTCTTTATAATTTCTGCATGTAACGCTGGATCAATTCCTTTTAACTTAGCTAATAAGCTTTGTAAAGAATTGATAATCGTATCGGTACTCGTGCCTGTTTTTTCTGGTTTCGCT